GGCTATGTCACCGACATTGATTTAGAAGTCAAGTCATCCGGCACTGGTGGCCTTGTGCAGAATATGAGGATCATCGCACTTGGCGCTCTTTCAAAGCTGCCGAAGTCGCTGACCAATGGCGTACTTGCAAAAGACTTCGATGGCGATCAGATTTACACAATCCTGTCCGATTTGCTATTTAACACATGGAATGAAGTGCCTGCCGCCGAGACATGGGCTGGATACGATCCGACGATCACATGGGCAAATGCTGAAAATTCTGGACTTGGCGAGATCGATCAGCCAGGTGATTATGAGCTGACAGCTCGATCATCGGATGTCACCGATGTCTATTCTCTGGTCGCAGCTTTGGCCAATTCAGGGCTGGGCTATTTGTACGAAGACAACCAAGGCCGCATTTCCTACGCTGACAGCACACATCGAAATACTTATCTCACGACTTATGGATACACAAGCGTCTCAGGCAATACGGCACTGGCCGCTGGCATCAAGACATCGCTCAAGTCTGGCGACATCCGAAATGCCGTGACGATCAGATATAAGAATAATCAGACAGTCTCAGATCAGGATGACGCATCAATTGCCATCTTTGGCTATCAGGCGCAATCAATACAGACGACTCTTGAGCACACAGCCGATGCCACATCCCAAGCGGAATTTTATTTGCAAATCCGAGCCAATCCCGAAGCTCAATTTCGCTCAATTACTTTTCCGCTGGGCAATCCAGAGATCGATGACGGCGATCGAGACTCCTTGCTTAATGTATTCATGGGCTTGCCGATTGACATCACAGACTTGCCTGCCAATATCAATAACGGCCGCTTCCAAGGCTTTGTCGAAGGCTGGACATTTAGCGCGTCGTACAATGGACTGGCAATCACTCTGACCGTCTCGCCTACGGCTTACAGCTTGCAGGCAGCTCGATGGAATAGTGTGAGTGTTGCCGAGACTTGGAATACTTTGTCAAATACACTTACATGGAATCAAGCCACAGTGGTGGCATAAGGAGAAAATATGGCAACGACAACCAATTTTGGCTGGGTAACACCGGATGACACTAGCCTTGTGAAAGATGGCGCGGCTGCGATCCGAACGCTTGGCCAATCAATCGACACATCGATGATGGATCTCGAAGGCGGCACGACTGGTCAAGTCTTGTCAAAGGCATCGAATACTGATATGGATTTTACTTGGGTCACGACAGATGATGCCAATGCGATCCAAAATTCAATCGTCGATGCTAAGGGTGATCTCATCGCTGCAACAGCAAATGACACTCCGGCTCGCTTGGCTGTAGGTACTAATGGACAAGTCTTGACAGCGGATTCGACGGCTGCGACTGGGTTGAAATGGGCAGCCGCTGGCGGGGCTTCTGGTTTTACTTGTGTGAAAGCTGAAACAGCGTTTTCGGCTGTGTCATCGGTTACAGCTGATAGCGTCTTCACAAGCACTTACACAAATTATCGCGTGATTGTAAATTACACGACATCAAATACAACTGGCCTTTCAATTAGATTGAGATCGGGCGGCACATCGACCACGAGTAATTATAATTTCCAATTTTTAGAAGCCAACGGTACTAGTATCTCAGGTGCAAGAACGACGGGCAGCAGTTCATTCGCTGCAAGCGAATGGACAAATGGATCTTTTAACTCCACGGCTGTGATAGATATTTTCAATCCACAAGTTGCCACGGCAACTACTCTACAATCTCAAGGAGACACTTCTTTGGGAGCATTGACCACACCTTTTATTAAGATTTCTCACGGAAACCAATCCGCATCGACACAATTTGACGGAATCGAAATTCTTGGCGGCGGTACAACCACGGGCACTTACACAATTTATGGATATGGAAAAACACTATGAAATACATGATCAATGACAATGGCACACAGCGAGAAATGACCAAGCAAGAAGAATCAGATTTTATTGCGTGGCAAGAAGCACAGGCCATACAAGCCCAAATTTTAATGACAGAGCAAGCCGCAAAAGAAGCTGCAAAACTTTCAGCAATTGCAAAGCTGGAGGCTTTAGGCTTGACAGAGGATGAAGCGAAAGCAATCATCGGATGACATATCCAGTCGGATCAGCTCCACACGCAATCGAAATCGCTATGGCTGAGATTGGCTATGTCGAAACACCGGAGAACATCACCAAATTTGGCGAATTTACAAAAGCCAATGGCCTGCCATGGTGCGGATCATTCTGCAATTGGGTACTTGCACAAGCTGGCGTCAAGAATCACTCGGTTGTCTCTACAGCTGTCGGTGCTCACAAATTCAAAGAGATCGCCAGATGGCATGAAGTGCCAGCCATTGGTGATCTTGCATTCATGGACTTTCCACATGACGGCGTCGATCGCATCAGTCACATTGGAATCGTGGTCGCCATCGATGGCAAGACAGTCACGACCATCGAAGGCAACACATCCGGCACAGGCGATCAACGCAATGGCGGCATGGTGATGGTCAAGACTCGCACAATCGGAAAAGAAGTCGTCGGCTTTGGTCGTCCGAAATATGTGCCTTACAAGGGCGAATTTCCAAAGGTAGAAATGCCAACACCGACAAAGGCAGAAAAGCCAAAGAAGGAGAAAAAATGGAGCAAATGAAAGCAATGGCAGCAAGCTGGGCTCGGTCATTCTTGGCCGCCGCGCTTGCTCTTTACATGGCAGGCGAGACAGATCCGAAGACACTTGCAATGGCAGGCGCAGCCGCTGTCGCACCGGTGATCTTGCGCTGGCTCAATCCAAAGGATCAGGCTTTCGGGTTATTGGGGAAGTGACTCGGAGACTACTGTCGGCAGCTCTAGGGTTATCGCTTTCGCTAGGGCTGTCGGCATGTGGTTACCAAGGATGGACGCGCTATGAGTGCCAAGAATTTGAAAACTGGAAGAAGCCTGAGTGCAATGCGCCGCAATGTAAGGCTCAGGGAACATGTACTGAAGACATATTTGGAGAGGATCCCAGTGGCTTCACATCAAAGAAGACTGACAAATGAGCAGCTTAAAGCTCGGCTTATTGTATTTATCGGGGTAGGTCTTGCCCTGACTTTTGCATTCTCAGTCGCTGGGATGCTGTACGCGCTGATATTTGTGACTCAGCCGCTTGGCGATCAAGCTCCAAATGATCGAGCATTCATCGAGCTTCTTTCGACTCTGACGATCTTCTTGACTGGCGCACTTGGATCAGTCTTGGCATCAAATGGATTGAAAGACAAGTCAAGATCAACGGCAGACACGCCGACAGACACGCAGGATTCTTGACGATGTCAGTGATTAGCCACATCCTTATCGCAGGGAGCGAAGTTCAGTAGCTTTCGGATCGGGAGCAATCATGGCAATTGAGCAAATCATCGGCTTTGCGGTACTCGCACAGCTGGCAATCGCAACACTTTTGTATTCGATGGGATACAGGGATGGCAAGTCGGTCGGATACCATCACGGCCGATCTGTCGGCATGGCAATAGGCAAGACAAAGGCGGCAAAGTAATGGCCGGATTTTTGGATGGATACGAAGATGTCGCAGCTCGCATCAAAAGGCTGCACGCCACTTTTCCGACCAATCGTGTGGAGACATCGATCGTCGATTTCAATGCGCAGGCTGGCTACATTCTCATCGAGTGCCGGATCTATCGTGAATATGAAGATGAAAAGCCATCGGCAATCGATTACGCATTCGGAAGAGTCGAATCTTACAATCCCAGCATGAAGCGATGGTTCGTCGAGGACACAGTCACATCGGCAATTGGACGCTGTGCAGGGCTGTTGCTGGGCTCGGAGACAAGGCCGACAAAGCAAAATATGGAGCAGATTGAGACGCTTCCAAAGCCATTTGTGGACAAGATTGAAGATGATCCGTGGAGCAAGCCATTTGCTGAGGACGGATTTGCTACAGCTGGTAGCACCATCGAGGAGATCGCTTCGCAGCTTGGCGGTGAGCTCATTCAAGAAGCTCCACAGTGTAAACACGGCCATCGCCTACTCAAAGAAGGCACAAGTCCAAAGACTGGCAAGCCCTATCGAGGACATGTCTGCATTGAAAAGGTTAAGGCTAATCAATGCCTGCCGATTTGGTATGTGATGGGCGCAGACGGCAAATGGAAGGTGCAAAGCTAATGGCTGACATGGAGATAATTCGTATTGCTACGGGCGAGCGCACACGATTCATGGCTGATGGCTCAGTGGTCAAAGATCAAGTTGATCCACCAAAGATCGAATGGTGCGATCGATGTGAGACTTTCAAACGATCGGATGGCGGTCGATATGACTTTGTGATGGGATCACCGGAGCTGTGGTACTGCGAGCTGTGCAAGTGAAGATGAAAGTGTCCTATGAGGACATGCTGAAATCGCTTCATGTTGCCACAGAGCGCATCAAAGCAATCAACGGCAAGCCAGATGCGAAATGTAATTACACACGCGACATTTCATTCTTTGAGTATGTCTGCCAAATGGCCGAATCAATATGTGCCGAAATTGTCGTCGCCAGATATCTGGGCTACAAGGATTTTGAGCCAACGATTAACACATTTAAGAATGAAGCTGATGTCGGGTCTCAATTTGAAGTCAAGTGGACGAAATACGCCAATGGCGCGATGATCATTTACGACAATGACAGAAATTCCGACATCGCCATATTGGTCACTGGTAAGTCTCCGAATTATGAAATCCGAGGATGGTTGCCGGTATCAATTGCCAAAAGCAAGCCGTGGAGACGGCGAGACCAACCGACATTTTGGGTTGAGCAATACAATTTGCACCCAATCGAGAATCTGAAAAGGAGCTCTCATGGAGATGCTGCGCTTCCAATGTAGGGTTGAAAAGAAAGTTACAAATCACGGCGTCAAGATGGACGATGTACAGCTGGGCGATGGCAAAGTGCTCGTCCAGTGCCTCGGATGCGGCGTCATGGGCGTCATGGATCGAGGTGACGCAATTGGCTGAATATGATTATCGATGCGAAGTCTGTGGAGATACAAAGACGATCAATCGGCCAATAGGTGATGATCTTGATCGCCTGCCGTATTGTGATGGATGTATGATCCCAATGGCTCGAATCTATACAGCCAATCCGGTGCATTTCAAGGGTAAGGGCTGGGGTGGAGATAAATGAGGCCTGTGTATAACCTGTGGACGACACGCAGGAGACGCGCTCAAGTTATCCACATATTTGACTCATCCTTGACAGTGCCGCTACCGTCCTGCTCTGCAAGCGAGCGGCTGAAGCCGTATAGCTCGCTAAGGAGACAGGCGGTTA